CCTCCTCAAAAATTTTTCCAGTTACGGAGTTCGGGTTCCTGTGAAGCCCGAGGAGCCTTTAGGAGCAGGTACGAGCGCACTTGGTGTTGGAATCAAGTGCTAGTGCCTCCCCTGCGGTTCCAGATGCTCACAGATGACGGTAAGTTAGAAGTCAGATTCGACACTGGGGCGTACGATTCTCGTTTACTCAGGGTTCTACTGGGGCTCCATCTGGCTTGTTGCTTGTATTCTGCAACATGGGTCGCTCTTCTGCTGGCCGTTTGCGGTACTTACTTGCACTATACATGGTACTCATGGCATTCGTATGGGCGTCGTTTCTTTTGACTTGATGCTCGCGCGCGACTCTGCTTCGCTTCGCCACGAGGAAACCATGAGCGACTCCATCAAGCGCCGCGTGCCAGGAGGCCGCATCGTCACCACCGCCCAAGCCTACTGCAACGGCTGGCGCACCTACGCCGAGCCCATCGCCACTCTCACCGGCTGGGCCATCCACTCCTTCGGGCATGACCACGTCAAACTCGTCTCGCCCGACTACAAGAACACCCAAATCATCGGGCTCGAATTCATCGAAGCCCTCTTCCCTGTCATCCGTCCAAAGGCCATCAAATGCTCCCGCTGCAACGCGCCATCTTCCTCCGTGGAGTCTTCGACCCCGCAGACCCCTCGCGCATCACCACCACCCTCTACCGCCCAAAGCACGTGGATCTTCGATACGAGAACGGATTCGTTCGCTCTGGAGATCTCCTCGTCCCCCTCGACAACGTCGTCGAACTCAAAAGCATCTCCCCCGAGCCACCTGCCGCTGAAACCCCCGTCCCGGAAGTAGCCGAGGAGCCCGCTCTTGAAGAAGCCATCGTCCGACGCCGTGGCCGCCCACGCAAAAACCCCATCGTCCAATGACATCCTCCAAGCCTTCGAGGAGAAGGTCAAAGAACAACTCGAACAGAAGTCCCTGGTTCACTTCGAGGGCCTTCTCACCTCTCCTCTGGGTTTTGCTCTCACCACTGCTAGCCCACTTCAACGCGCTATTGCTCGTGTTGCCGATGGTCGCCCTCTCGCTGAGCTTGGCAATGACCCGGCAGTACTGCGCGCGTTTGGAGGAACTCTGCCTCCTACTGTTAAGCCAGCAGAGTTCGCCATCGTCTCCGGCATCCGTACCGCCAAGTCGCTCAGCGCCGCCGCACTAGCCGTCCACTGGTCCCAACGCGCCGATCTCTCCAGGCTTGGTCCCGGAGAGATTCCGCGTATCTCCATCGTCTCCCTCTCGAAGGACCTCGCCGACGTCGTCTTCGGCCACATCGTTGGCCGCACCATGGCCTCCCCGCTTCTCTCGAAGCTTATCCTGGAGACACCCACCGCCGACACCCTCATGATGCGGCACCCTTCCGGTCGCCCCGTCGAGATCAAAGTCGTCGCATCCTCCAAGGCCGGTACGTCTCTCGTCGCCCGATGGTCCGCTGGCGTCATCCTCGACGAGGTCGCCCGCTGGGGCGCGGACGATGCCGCCGTCTCCGTCAATGACCTGCGCGACGCCGTGCTCCTGCGCATCCTTCCCGGCGCTCAACTCGTCTACATCTCCAGCCCTTGGGCCCCGATGGGCTTCCTCTACGACCTCGTCAAAGAACGATGGGGCAAGCCCGACCGCGACTGCGTCGTCGTCAAAGCACCCGCCTACGACATGGCCCCCATGATCTGGACGGCGGACAAGCTGGAGATTGCCAAGCGCGACCCGCGCATCTACCGCACCGACATCGAAGCCGACTTCGCCGACCCCGAGGAAGCCCTCTTCACCACGCACATGATTGAGACGGCCACGCGCGAGGCTCCCATCGCGTCTCCTCCTCAGCCAGGCGTGACGTACACCGCAGCCATCGACCCCGCTACCCGTGGCAACAGCTTCACACTCGTCGTCGCCACCGGCTCTGGACGTAAGAAAAAAGTTATTTGCTTGGCCAAGCAGTGGACCGGAAGTGCCGTGAACCCCCTGCGACCAGCACTCGTGCTCCAGGAAATCGCCCACATCCTCAAAGCCTACCGCGTCACCGTCCTCGACTCCGACCAGTACATGGGCGATGCCCTTCGAGACCTCGCAGGGCAGGTCGGTCTCGTGCTCGTGCCTCACGTCTGGACGTCTACCGAGCGAACCAAGCGGTACATGACGCTGCGAACCATGTTCGAGCTTGGCGACGTCGAGCTTCCGCCCGACCCCATCGTGCGCCAAGACATGCAACGCGTCGTTCGCAGGTACACGAACAACGGCATCACCATCGACTTGGCCAAAAGCAACGACGGTCGACACGCCGACTACGCTCCAGCCATCTGCATGGCCCTTACCCGCTGGCACGAAGAGCAAATTGCTGGAGAACAGCAGGCTTTTGAAGAGGACTACAAGGGACTCACAGAGGAAGAACACAAAATCTGGGTTCCTATAGAAAAGAAAATACGTCGTAAAAATGAGCGCAGCCAGCGGCGTACTGGATTTCGACCTTGATATAAGTGCCATGTACTGGATACCTTGCAAAAAATGGCGGGTATCACCGAAACTACCGACGCATGGTGGCTCATTCACGAACGTGAAGAGGATCCTGCTACGGCAGTTGTCGGAGCAATCAATGCAATCCGCAATGAATCTGCGTACCGGCGGCAGATGTGGACACGCGGGGCCGAGGTTTACGGCACCGACCTCAAGATGTTCGGGATGCCTATCCGCAACGTCTGGGACGACCGTGTCTCGTTCAACGTAGCGCGCAACGCCATCAACACGATGCAGGCGAAGCTCGCGCGGCAGATGCCGCTGCCGAGCACGATGACCGTTGGCGGCGACTTCTTGCAGCGTTACCGCGCAGGTCGCCTCGATCGGTTCCTTCACGGCTGCTTCTACGCGTCGAGCTACAGCAAGATCTACCCGCAACTGCTGCTGGACGTGCTCGTCTTTGGCGTTGCGGCAGTCAAGGTCTACGTCCAAGACAAGACTGTCCAGATCGAGCGCATCCCGATCTTCGACCTGCTCGTCTCCGATGCCGAGGCTCGCTACGGAACGCCTCGATGCCTGTACCACCGCTGCTACATGGACCGCTCTGTGGTCCTGGAGACGTTCGGCAACGAGGACGACTCGCTGTACGGCACGGCGGACGAGCGAAAGAAGGCCATTCTTTCGGCTCCAAAGCCTGCGGACGACGACTCGACGTTCATGAACACGGCTCGGTATTCGGACCAGATCCTGGTTTACGAAGCCACGCACTTGGCGTCTGGTCCCAAGGCAGAAGACGGTCTCCGAGTCATCGCGCTCACGACCGGCACGCTGTCTGCGTCGCCGTGGACGCGCGACAAGAACTTCGGGTTCGGTTTTCTGCGCCTGAACGCTCCTCTGTCGGGCTTCTACGGCCCCGCCATGGCCATCGAGCTTGCCGCCGCCCAGGACGAGTACGACCGGCTCAGCGAGAAGATCCAGGTCGCTCACAATTTGATGGGCGGCAGCCACATTATGGTCCAGTCGGGCACCCTTGGTAAGACCAAGGTCGACAACGACGTTGGCACCATCATCGAATACTCCGGGCAAGCGCCGCAGGTCTTCAATCCGCAGCCTGTCCACCCGGACACGTACGCGTACAAGGACATGATCGCGCAGAACATGCTCCGATACGAAGGTATCTCCGAGCTTTCTGCGCAGTCCGTGCTTCCAGCTGGCCTTCGTCAGGCTTCGGGCAAGGCGCTTTCTGTCTACGATGACATGGAAGACGCTCGGTTTCGCGTTGCCCACGAATCTGTTCGCCAATTCCACGTCGACATCGGCTGGCTCATCATCGATGCCTGCGAAGAGGCGTCCGAGGCTGGCGAGCAGGTGGAGATTCTTGCCCCTGGGCAAGGCGCTCTTGAGCGCATCAACTGGAAAGACGTCCAGATGGACCGCAAGGAGTACACGCTCCGCTGCGAGCCCATCTCCGCGCTGTCTCAGACCAAAGCGGCCATGTTCCAGGAAGTCATGGAGCTGGTTGACCGCAAGATTATCCAGGATCGCTCGGTCGTAGCGCGTCTTCTCAACATCCCGGACATCGAGGCTGAGCGAGACCTCGAAACGGCGGACGTGGACGTCGTCGACAAGACCTGCTCGCTCATTCTCCGAGACATGCCGTACCCAGACCCGGATAAGCGGCTGAAACTCGACGTGGCCTACGACCGCGCACGCAAGCACTACAACAAGGCTCGCGTGGATGGCGTGTCGGACGACCGCATTGCGGCGCTCGACGAGTACCTCAACAAGATTGAGGGCTTGATTGCTCAGATGCAGGCGGAAGCCCAAGAGCAGCAAGCCCAGGCGCAGGCACAGCAAGCGCCTCAAGAAGCACCGCAGGGTCAAGCCCCTGCACCACCTGTGGGAGAACCAAATGTCTGATGATCTTGTGAGCAAGATGAAGGCGGCTGCTGATGCCGCTATCCAAAGCGCAACCCCTGAGAACTCGAACGACGGCGAGGCGGAAGCCGCTGTGGAAGAGACGGTTGAAGCCGCCTCGGAGCAGGATGAGGCTGCCGTCGAGGAGCCTTCTGAAGGTACGGAAGAGGACTCCGAGGAGACCGAGGTCGAGGCTGCTGCGCCCGACGAGTCGGACGATGACGAGGATGCAGCCGACCAGATTCTCGCTGTGCGTCAGGCTGCGGAGCGCAAGGTGCGTTCTGCTGAAGCCAAGGTCCGCGAGCTTGAGATGAAGCTCCAGCGTGCTGGAGAGTACGTCGAGCAGTCCAAGAAGCAGATTG